CTTCCTTTTGCAGAAAAGCGCTTGAAATTCGGGATCAAACCCAAACAGAGCATCATCGCCCATTACGGCGACGGCCAATTTGGCCTCGATGTCATGTTCTTCACAGAAATGCTTCCAGTACAATCGAATCAAGCCGGCTGTAAAGTTGCCATTGCGGCACAGCGTAACAACGCGGCCACTCTTGTTGCAACTCGACGGTGGGAATACCCTACCATCTTCTGTAACTAGCTCAGCTTCATCGAAGTATTTTTGTAACTTCTGAATGCATCTTGGGTGGGTCGAACATCGTGCTTCCGCCATTGAAGCGACATTCTGGACATCTGGGTGGATCGTGTATTCTAAACCGCTCACATCTGTGGCGAAAGTCACCAATCCATCAAAACGGCGCATTACGGCGTGGATATCACCGTATTTTGCACCGTATCCCATTACGTTGTCATTACGTATCCAGTTGTCGTTTTGCCAGTCCATCATCTTTCTCACATGTAGATACTCGGCAAGATGGGCTGAAGCGGGCGGCACGTAGAACGACCGAACTCTCCCTTGCTTCTCTATATCAAGGACCCCGTCTTTAGAACAAACTTTGATTTGAAAGGGCTTTATTTCATGACAAGGATTACTTAACATTAAAGGTACTGTTTCCCCGCTAAAGAAATTGTCTTTAGTTGTATTTGCGGGATAACCTGCGGACCGCCTCAAGTCCACGTCCAACCAGTAGCGGTCAGGGCTTTCCAGCCCGTAGTTGAACATACCGCCACCGGTCGCGCGGATGAAGTAACGATACAAAAACGTCAAATCATTATCACTGAATGGGTTGAGCAAAGTGGGACTCCACAAGCGTCCAAGGGTATAGTCTGAAAGACCTGCCTCGCGCTTATAGGGTTCTAGCTCCTTCCACAGTTCCGGCATTTCTGCCTTCACAAATTCAGCAACGACGTCATCGTTCTTCAATACTCTGGCTCCCCCCGGCAATCGGACTCGCCGGATTGGGGGCCTGAGCTTGAGGCTGCCGCCTACCAGTTTAAATGGTCGCGTTTGAGGATTATTCCAACCCCCACGCCATCACCCATCCCTCTTCTAGCGCAATGGAGGGCAACAACAAGCGACGCCTTTCCGCCGGTATTCCCGGTTTCTTTGGACATCGCGATGACAGGTGAACCTGAAAATCCAGGTTTTGTACCCATGCCAGTTTCATACCGATATTCGATGAGATCATCAGTCCATTTGGACACTGTCCCGGTAATGAAACATTCGTCGTCGCCTTCGGACTCGTCAACCGTAATCCACGGCAACGCGACCTCTCCACCGCCCTTGTAATTGGGTGGTTTTGACAACTGCTTGAAACGCACCCCGGCCATTCCGGTGAGTGCACGACACACAGCTACGCCATCTGTGCGCTGATCGAAGTCGAGAGCTTCCTGAGTGTCAAGGTCAGTGAACTTCACCCTTTCGTCGGATCCTAACAGCTTGCACTGAAATTTGTCCAACTCCATGGTATAGAAGCCTTGACCGACACCAACAAGGTAGATCTTCTCGTGCCCCGACTCGCGCGCAAAGCGCAGTACATGCACAGCAGTAACCATTTTATCACCAACAACGAAAGCTTGCCCTATCAATTGGGTTTCGCTGTAGCAATTTTTGTAAGTAACTTCCGCGCCGCCCAAAAGCGGCACACGGATTGCCCAAGTAGCCTTCAAGGCCGAAGTATTGATCTTAGCTTCCAACTGTGGAGCTTCGTTTTCTTCTTTAACTTCGGTTTCATCCTTTTCAGCTTTTTCTTTCTTCTTGGCTTGTCGTTTCATCTTACGCTTTTCCGCCCGCGTAAGCTTAGTCTGCTCGACCTCCTGAGGTGCATCTGCAACCACAGGGGGACTGCTTTCCTTAGCCCATTGGACGTATTCGCCTCGATGATCTTGGCCCTTCCTTACCTCACGGAAACCACCACCCGCATACGCTCCTTCATCACGCCCGGCCCATCCGGGAGGCATGTAGTAGTCTGCGTCTTCACGGGACCAAAAGCCGTAGCTTGATTGGTAGTCTTCGTCGGAATAATCGAAATCGTCACCGTACCTATTTT